GCTAAGGCGGCAAAGGCTCCTGGGAAAATGGGCCAGCGGGCGAGGCTTGCGCAGACGTTAAAGAAGATGAAATGAAAGCCCCGCAACAGTCGCTTAAAAATTGGACCCGCCAAAATTGGAAAACACGCAGTGGGAAACCTAGTACACAGGGTCCGAAAGCTACTGGGGAACGCTATCTTCCGTCTGCGGCGATTAGTGCGCTCAGTCCTGCGGAGTATGCGGCGACCACAAGAGCAAAGCGAGCCGGAAAAAAAGCCGGAAAGCAGTTCGTAGCGCAGCCTAAAGGTATTGCGGCGAAGACAGCGAGATACAGATGACCACTAGCGGTTTAACCGACTTTGACCTTGAGTTCACTGAGCTAGCTGAAGAAGCCTTCGAACGTGCTGGGCGCGAGATGCGCTCGGGTTACGACTTGCGCACGGCTCGCCGCTCCATGAATTTGATGACCATCGAGTGGGCAAACCGTGGCATCAACATGTGGACAATTGAGCAGGGGTCGCAGAACCTTGAAGAAGGCACTGCGACATACAACCTCCCGCTTGATACCATTGACCTTCTTGAACACGTCATCCGTACAGGCGCGGGTAATTCTTCTACCCAAGCTGACCTGACGCTTACACGCATCAGTGTGTCCACCTACGCAACGATACCCAACAAGCTCACCCAGGCAAGGCCGATACAGATCTTTATCAGCCGCAATTCTGGTGCTACGTACCCCGCCACAAGTGCTTATTCTCCTAGTGCCACCGCTAACCCACAGTTCACTGTCTGGCCTGTGCCAGATCAAGGGACGTTGGCATCTCCGTACTATCAAGTAGTTTACTGGCGTCTGCGTCGGGTGCAGGATGCTGGTGAAGGATTGCAAACTCCCGACATGCCTTTCCGGTTTCTACCCTGTATCACCGCAGGGTTGGCGTACTACATAGCCATGAAGATCCCTGAAGGTGCTGCCCGCATCGAGATGCTCAAGGCTGCTTATGAAGAGCAGTGGGATTTGGCAGCGGGTGAAGATCGGGAGAAAGCTGCGGTACGTTTTGTTCCTCGTAGGATGTACCTGGGCAATACCGGGAGTTTCTAATGCCCAATCAGTTTGCTTCGGGCAAATACTCCATCGCGCAATGCGATAGGTGTAACTTTCGGTACAAACTGAAGCAACTTAAGACGCTGGTCATCAAGACCAAGAACATCAACATCTTGGTCTGCCCTGAATGCTGGGAGAAAGATCAGCCCCAGTTGCAACTTGGTATGTATCCAGTGTATGATCCTCAAGCTATCCGTAACCCTCGTGTCGATTCAAATTCCTACCGTCAAGCAGGATTGAACGCCGATGGCGACATCACGCTTGGCAGTCGCATCTTCCAGTGGGGCTGGAACCCTGTAGGGGGGTCTCAATCGTTTGACGCTGCGCTAACTCCCAACGATCTTGTAGCGCAAGGTCTGGTCAATTCTGTATCTGCTTCTTAAGGGGCTAGTATGAAAGACGACATCAAGCAAGACAAAAAAACTGCTGCGGCGGCAGTTCATAAGCACGAATCGCGGTTGCATCCTGGCAAGAAACCCACCAAGTTTGCCAAGGGTGGGAAGACTAATGCAGACATGCTTAGCATGGGGCGTAATCTTGCCAAGATTAAGAATCAATTTGGGAGGTCGTCATGAAAGCTCCGAAGCAGCCCAAGCCCGCTCCCGCTCCTGCTCCTACTGATACCAAGCCAAAGGCTACGGGAATCAAAATCCGTGGAACAGGTGCGGCAACCAAGGGAACGATGGCTAGGGGTCCGATGGCGTGAACTACACGGAGTTGAAAAAAGCGATCCGGGGCTACGTTGAAAACGAGTTCCCGGATACGACGTTCAACAGCGTAACTTTTACGTCTGATGAGCAGCTTGCTGTGTTTGTCAAGCAAGCTGAGCAGCGCATTTTTAATGCGGTGCAACTCCCCATCTTCCGTAAGAACATGACCGGAGTGTTTTCTACAAACAACTCCTACCTTTCCTGCCCTTCTGACTTTCTCGCCCCCTTCAGCCTGACACTCATCGCCCCTGCCACAGGCAGGCGGTATATGCTGCTTAACAAGGATGTAGAGTTCATCCGCGAGGCTTATCCGATCCCTACGGATACTGCTCGGCCCAGGCACTATGCAATCTTTGGTCCCACGGTGATTGGTGCTACAATCACTACTGATCTTTCCTTCCTTGTTGGTCCCACTCCTGATGCCAACTACTCCGCAGAAATACACTACTTCTACTATCCTGAGTCCATCACGACAGCAGGGACCTCCTGGCTTGGAAATAATTTTGACTCCGTCTTGCTATACGGTTCGTTGATTGAAGCGTACGTCTTCATCAAAGCTGGGCCTGAGTCGATGGCAAAAATTGACGCGCAGTACAAAGAAGCTTTGACACTTCTTAAACAGCTTGCTGATGGGAAGGATCGAACAGACACGTATCGCGTAGTACAGACTAGATATCCGGTGAATTGATGGCTATCTACCAGACCTTATGCACAAGTTTCAAGGCAGAAGTAGCGCAAGGGTTGCATAACTTCACAACGGGAACTGGTGATATTTTCAAGCTTGCTCTCTACGTCTCTTCTGCCGACCTCGGTGCAAGCACTACCACTTACACATCGTCGGGTGAATCCAGTGGAACCAACTACTCCGCTGGGGGGCTTGCACTCACAAACATCACACCAGCAACGGCGGGAACCACAGGCTACTGGTCGTTCCAGCCGCTCACTTTTTCTAACGTCACTCTTACATGCGCAGGGGCGTTGATCTACAACACCACTGGAAACCGCGCTGTATGCGTGCTGAACTTTGGTTCGACGATTACAAAGGTTGCATCTGATCTTGTCATTACCTTCCCCACCAACGGGGAAACCACATCTGTACTGAGGATTACATGATTATCGAAACAACAAAAGGCCCGATGAACGAAGAAGATCTTGAGAAAGCCGAAGGCTGGATTGACAATGACAATGAATTTACCACTTGGGTAGAATATTGGCACGAAGGGGAGTTGGTGCATCGTTCTGCGCATGTGACGTTAAAGCGCGGGATGTTGATGGTTGGTGAAGCAGCGACGTTTTAAGGAAAAGCTATGGCAAACACACAGGCGATGTGCACTTCGTTTATGAACGAGCTTCTGACGGGGCAGCACAATTTTGGTACGGGTGTGATTCGTGCAAGCACAGCGGCAGACACGTTTAAGGCAGCGTTGTATCTTACGTCGGCTACTTATAATGCATCGACGACGGCATACAGCGTGACGGGGGAAGTGTCGGGCACTGGGTACACTGCGGGCGGTGTGACTATTTCTGGATGGAATGCGCCTACAGGAACGAACAGTTCTGCTACAGCAGGGGTAGCGTTTACAACGCCCACGGCATCGTTTACTTACACCACGGTTACCTTAACGACAGCGTTTGACGCGGTGCTTATTTACAACTCGACGCAGAGCAACAAAGCGGTAAGCGTACATACCTTTGGATCGCAGACGATCACAGCGGGGACGTTTACGTTGACGATGCCAACGAATAACACTTCAGATGCTCTCTTAAGACTTTCGACGACTTAACATGACATGTCTACAACAGCTTGGGGCGCGCAATCCTGGGGGGATGAAAGTTGGGGCGGAGTTGGCGTCGGGGCTTCGGGTTGGGGTTCGGGCGGTTGGGGGTCGCTACCGTGGGGTAGCCCACTAAGTTTAGGTGTTCAAGCTTCTGGTGCTGTAGGATCAGTAGTACAGAGTGCGTCTGTTGCGCTCACTGGTGTAAATGCAAGTGGCAGTGTTGGTACTGTAGGGTTTGCGTATCCTGCGGGCTTGGTTGGCGATGCAGGTACGGGTGAAGTTGGCAGTGTTATTGCTGTATTTGAAGTTTCTATAACAGGCGTAGGTGCAAGCGGTAGTGTTGGATCAGTAACAAATGCATCAGATGTAGGGTTGGCAGGTGTAGTTGGAAATGGTGTATTAGGAGCAGTAGGGTCAGGAGTTGAAGTTGCTATTACTGGAACGCAAAGCGCAGGCGCTAGTGGATCGGTATTTGCGGGGCCAAGTTTTGCGTTGTCATCAGTTTCTAGTTCTGGTGCGGTGGGTAGTGTTACCAAAACAACCACACCAAAGCTCACCGGGGTAAGTGGGACAGGTGCAGTAGGATCGTTTGGTGTTCTTTACTGGAGTTTATTTAATAACGACCAGACTCCTAATTGGGGGAACTTGAGTAACGCGTAGACCCCTGCTTGGGGTGTAATTACAACGGGGTAAGTTATGACGATTAACCGCACAACCCTTTTAGATCTTCCGCTTCCTGTTACAGGAACGGAATCTGGCACTTGGGGAGATACGACAAACAACGGGTTGACGCAATACATGGATATTGCGATTGCTGGGGCGTTGAGTATTACAACTGACGTGACGCTTGCAACAACCGAGGGGGATGCGTCCGGCACGGGGATTGTTTCAACTACGGCGCAGTATCGAACGCTGATTGTCCCTGCCTCTGGGCCTTCGGCTAACGTAGTTATTACTGCGCCTTCTTCAGACCGGACATATCACGTTATCAATCGTAACGCCACCTACACGGTACAGGTACGCGCAGGCGCGAACAGCGGGGTAACGCTAGGTGTAAACCAGTCTGCGACAGTAGGCTATGACTCCGTTGCGGGTGATTATGTTCTTGTTGGCCCGATTGGTCCGACGGTTCCTGTGTCTCGTGGTGGCACAGGCGCGACGACGCTGACCGCGAATAACGTATTGCTCGGCAATGGAACATCTGCGGTGCAGTTTGTTGCTCCAGGCACAGCGGGGAATGTATTAACAAGCGATGGGACAACGTGGACAAGTACAGCAAGTAATGTTATCACTTCAGGAAACAACGCTTTCACAGGCGCAAATACTTTCTACAACGCCACGGGGCAGGCTTTTGCGCCAGCGTCTACGAATGACGGAATTATTGTTCTAGGTCGTGCCGGGGGTTCGTCTTCGTATCGCGTGACTTTTGCTACGACGACTCTGTCGGCAAGCAGAACGCTTACCTTGCCTGACGCTACCGATACGGTAGCGGTGGTGGGCACAGCGCAGACCTTCACCGCCGCTCAGACGTTCCGTGCTGCGAATGCCATACGGTCAGAAGCGGCAAGCACGCAGGATGCTATTGTTCTCGCAGGTAGAGCGGGAGGGACAAGTTCTTACGCTGCTACATTGACACCCGCAACTTTGTCAGCAAACGTCACATTGACGCTCCCCGCAACGACTGGAACCTTGTTAACTAACGTGTCTCCGGTTACGGTGGCGGGGAACTCCTCTGAAGGCGCATCAATACGTCTCCCAGAGGATACAGACAACGGCACAAATTATGTGGCGCTCAAAGCGCCAGACAGTCTTGCAGCAGACTATACATGCACACTGCCTGATGAAACGTGTACTCTTGGATTTCGTAACATCCCGCAGAACTCGCAGTCTGCTGCGTACACGCTCGTGCTAACCGACGCGGGTAAGCACATTCTCCACCCCTCGGCAGATACGACGGCGCGGACGTTTACGATCCCGGCGAACAGTTCTGTTGCGTTTCCGATTGGCACGGCGATTACCTTTATTAATCAGAACGGCGCGGGTACGGTGACAATTGCCATCACCACGGACACGATGCGGCTGAGTCCGGGAGGAACAACGGGGTCACGAACACTTGCTGCTGATGGGGTAGCAACGTGTATCAAGCTGACTTCGACAGAATGGATTATTTCTGGGACGGGATTGTCATGAGCGGAATTATGCAAGGGTTGTTGGCGAGTATTGGTTCAGGGACGCCACCAAGTTCTGTTGAATATCTTGTCGTTGCTGGCGGTGGTGGCGGTGGTGGCGGCGGAGACCGTGGCGGCGGCGGCGGAGCGGGTGGCTATAGAACGGCTTCTGGGTTCTCTGTAACCGCTGGCTCTGCAATTACTGTTACGGTCGGCGCTGGCGGCGCTGGCGGTTCTCTCGCTGGAAATAATGGCTCCTCGTCTTCTTTCTCTACGATCACTAGCACATATGGCGGCGGCGGCGGCGGTAACCCGAAGGAAGGCAAGTCTGGCGGTTCTGGCGGCGGCGGCGCGGGGCAAAACGGCGGTGGTTCGGGAGGCAACCGCATAATCGGCCAAGGACATAATGGCGGCAGCGGCGTAGATCAAATAGGCCCTCCTCAAGTGTTCAACGGCGGCGGCGGCGGCGGTGCTGGCGACCACGGTGATAATGCCGGGGGAAATGCTGGTAACGGAGGTATTGGCCTTCAGTCGTCAATTTCTGGCTCTGCTGTCTACCGCGCAGGCGGCGGTGGTGGTGGAAAGGGTAGCGGCTCGTCCGGCTCGGGAGGCCTCGGAGGCGGTGGCAATGGTGGCTCGCCCGGCTCAAACGGCACCGTAAACACTGGTGGCGGTGGCGGTGGCGGAGACAACGGCTACAACGGCGGTAATGGCGGCGCGGGCGTTGTGATCATTCGCTATGCAGAGACATTTGCTGCTGCCACATCCACTACGGGTTCACCCACAATAACACTTTCAGGTGGATACCGCATCTACACTTGGACAGGTAACGGCTCAATCACCTTTTGAGGAAACGTATGGCGCATTTTGCAAAACTTGATGCAAATAATGTTGTCCTTGAAGTTCATGTCGTTCACAACAACGAATTACTGGATGAGAACGGTGTGGAGCAAGAACAGCGAGGTATAGATTTTCTTATAAATTGGTCGGGGGGCTACCCGTACTGGAAGCAGACCTCTTACAACAGCAACCTTCGTAAAAACTACGCAGGGATTGGCTACAGTTATATGCCTCCCCCCATCAACGGATTTGCGCCGCCTCGCCCTTACCCGTCGTGGAATCTTGACCCTGATACTTGTCAGTGGGTGGCTCCTGTGCCTGCGCCAGAGGGGCAGCACATGTGGGACGAGGCAACTGTTTCTTGGATACCAGTAAGTGAAACACCATGACTGAACTTAAACAGATTCCTGAAGTTGAGGCGCGTCTCACGACGCACGAGCAGATCTGCGCCGAGCGGTACAAAGGTATCCAGGAATCCTTCAAGCGCGTGGACGAGCGGTTTCAAGATGGGAACAGCAAGTTCCGCCGACTTGAATACATCATGTACGCAGTAATGGCGGCGGTCCTCCTCGGCCCAGGTGCGGCCGCAACTTTCTTCAAGAAACTTATAGGACTCTGAAATGACGCCTGGGAGTTTTATATGCAAGCTGCCTGTACAGAAGAGGAGTTTATTGAGACCTGGCGCGAGCTAGGTTCGCCGACTTTAGTTGCGAAACGGCTAGGTATCAGTGTACGAACCGTATATACTCGACGCAACGACATTCAAAGTCGCCTTAAGATAGAACTTCCTACTGACGATCTAAGAACAAAACCATCAATTGTCATCCCGCCTGATAATAAGCGGGTGGAAGCCACCATTACAGGCGCAGTCGTTATTTTCAGCGACGCACATTTTTACCCAGGCTACGACGGCGTGGGTTATCAAGCACTCCTTGAAGTCATAAAGGATGTAAAGCCGAAACTTATTATCGCCAACGGCGACATTCTTGATGCCGCTTCCATGAGTTCGTTTTCTCCGATGGGGTGGTTTAAACCACCAACTTTAAAGCAGGAACTTGACGCAGTACAAGCTGCAATGTCTGGCATTCAGAAAGCAGCGCGTGGAGCGTATCTTCACAGAACAATCGGAAACCACGATATTCGATTCGAGAAACGCCTCGCGGCGGCGGTTCCAGAGATTCGTGATGTATACGGCATGTCCTTGAAAGACCACCTGCCGCACTGGCATGAATCATGGTCGGTGTTTATCAACAAGAACACGATTGTGAAACATCGGTACCACAGCGGAATACACTCGACGTATAACAACGTCTTGCGCTCGGGTATCAACATGGTGTGCGGGCATACCCATCAACTCGAAGTTAAACCCTTTGGAGATTATCGAGGCCGTCGGTACGGAGTCGCCACAGGAATGCTGGCCGACCCCAAATCCGATGCTTTTCACTATCTTGAAGACGCACCAACAACTTGGTGCCAAGGTTTTGCCGTCCTCTCGTTCGACGGCGAAGGTCGCTTGGCTCCACCGGAGCTTTGCGAGGTGATTGAAGGACGGGCATTTTTTCGTGGCCAGATTGCAAAGGAGTAATCATGGAAGATGTTTATGTGACCGTTGATTTGACGGAAGCGCAGTATGATAAACTTATGGAGTTTTTGGGCGAGCAACCCATTGACTCTGGTTTTGGTGAAATTTATGATTTGTTGCTCAAAGCTGTAGATGAGGACGAGGAAGAGTAGTATGTTCGATCTGCTAGGCGGGGGTCTTTTGGGGAGTATCTTCGGGGGGCTATTCCGCCTAGCTCCTGAAATACTGAAATTGCTCGACAAGAAAAACGAACGTGCGCATGAACTCAACATGTTCCGTCTACAGACGGATTTGGAGAAACTGCGTGGTGAGTTCCGAATGGAGGAGCGTTACGTTGACTACTCCATCCAGCAATTGGATACGATCAAAGCGGCATTTAAGGAACAGCAGGAGACGGCAAAACAAGCGGGATGGTTTGTCTCGGCAATCAGCGCCCTTGTTAGACCAGGAATTACATGGTGTTTCTTTTTCATGTACGCCGCTGTCAAAACAGCAGCATTGGTAATTGCCTTTCAGACTAATGCTCCGTGGTATGAAGTAGTAAACCAAGTGTGGGATGCAGATGATTTTGGTGTATTTACTATGTGCCTGACATTTTGGTTCGTTGGTCGCAGTATAGAGCGATATCAAAAGTGAAAGAAGCAATTGACCTTGCCTGCAATGCGCTCATCAAACCTTTTGAAGGTCTAGCGCGCCGCCGTCCCGACGGTCTGGTGCAGGCGTATCCAGATCCGGGTTCTGGCGGCGCACCGTGGACCATAGGATACGGTTCAACAGGGCCAGACATCCATCAAAACACTGTGTGGACAATGCAGCAGTGTGAAGAGGCTCTTGACCATCATGTGCAATACTTTCTTGGTGGTCTTTGTAAACTGTCGCCTACCCTGCCCAGCGCGGCTCCGCGCAGACTTGCCGCAGTCTTGTCATGGGCGTACAATTGCGGCCTAGGAAACTACAGGATTTCGACATTTAAGAAACGTGTAGACGCGGGCGACTGGGAAGGCGCGGCAACAGAGTGCCTGAAGTGGAATAAAGCAAGTGGTCGCGTGTTGCCAGGACTTACGCGCCGACGAGCAGCGGAGGCTGCGCTGATGAGGTGAATCGTGGCACTCAAAAAACTTCTGTTGAAGTCTGGGGTAAATAAAGAAAGTACACGCTATACCAACGAGAACGGTTGGTATTTATCAGACAAAGTACGTTTCCGTCAAGGAACGCCGGAGAAGATCGGTGGCTGGGAGCGTATTTCGTCAAGCACGTTTTTTGGGATTTGCCGATTCCTCTGGAACTGGGTAACCCTAGGCTTTGAAAATCTTCTCGCCCTGGGAACTAACCTCAAGGTCTACATCGAGCGAGGTGGTACGTATAGTGACATAACCCCTATTCGACAAAGAAATTACACGGCATCCCTGTCCAATCCGTTTGATACCACGACAGGTTCTGCTGCGGTCACCGTCAACGACACCGCGCACGGTGCGCAAGCCGGGGATCTTGTGTATTTCTCCGGGGCGTCAGCCGTCGGTGGTGTACCTGCGGCAGAGCTTAACACTAGACATGTAATCACATCTGTTACAAACGCCAACGCCTATGTGATCACAGTCACAACTGCGGCAACGTCAACGGTGTCTGGTGGCGGCACTGTTGCTGCTGAGTATTACATCAATACGTTCCTACTTGGTTCTGATCCGTTTGCTACCACCAGCGGTTCTCCGACAGTTGTCGTCACTGCAAATACACACGACGCTGTTAACGGAAGTTTTGTAACTTTTAGCGGTGCTACTGCTGTAGCAGGCTTGACGCTCAACGGCGAGTTTCAGCTTACCTACCTTACGGGAAATACATATTCCATCACCGCTTCAAGTAATGCAAGTAGTACGACTACGGGTGGTGGTTCGGCAGTCTTGGCTTCTTACCAACTCAACGTAGGCCCTGCCATCCAAGGACCGCTCACTGGTTGGGGTGGTGGGACTTGGGGGCAAAACACTTGGGGTGTAGGTGGCACTTCCACCGAATCGTTGCGCTTATGGTCTCTTCAGAATTTTGGCGAGGATCTTGTTTTTGGGCCTCGTGGTGGTGGGTTGTACTACTGGGACGCAACATCGGGAACTACTACCCGTGGGGTTAACGTAGAAACAATGGTGGGTGCGTCAGATGTACCAACAAAACAAAATCTTATTTTTGTCTCTGACATCTTCCGCTTTGTTTTTTGCATGGGGGTGAACGACTAC